CCGCTGAGGTATCTTCGCATGACACACCTCTGGTACTAAGGTGGTATGCGGCATCCCGGTCAAGAGTCCAAATGTTCTCAACCATCTTGCGTGACGGTGCTTTTACGCCTTTGATTCGCCGCACTGCAGCAATCCACTCTTTTAAAAGCGGAATGTTGCCGTGCGACTGCTCGTAGGCGTAAAGCCGCAGCTCGATTGGCTTCGCCAAACATTGGACAGACAAACTCGTAAATGCGCGTTGGATGTCCAACACGGGCGGTACAGTTGAATCCGACTCGTGAAAGAAATCCGACAAGAATGAGCAGCGGCCCGGCGCGTGTGGCTCGTCTTCAACGACCATACCAAACTTGACACCGGCCTCTTTCAAGTCGGTGCCCAGCATACGCGCAACCACGAACACGGCAATGTGTGCCACCGTGCCCCAGTAACTGGTGATCAATGCACCAGATACTATACCACCCTGCGTTATGACAGGGGTGCCCTCAGGCATCCGAGTCTTCACGCTCGCCAAGTTGCCTAGTGCCTTGACCAGGTAATCACTTTCTGGTTTTGGAAAACCGCGCCGTGATAGGCGCTTGATGAACTCAAGAATCTCAACGTGGGTTCTAGCATCCATCCGACTAAAATCGGTGCCTTTCCACGTTTTGACCTGTCCATCCCACTGTAGGGTACTACCATCGTCTCCAAAAACGAGGTAGGGACCTGCCAGGGCTTCGCTAACGCTTTCAGCTGGTACGCTCCACTTGATTGGTTCTTTGATGTACTGCGCTTCGATCAACAAGGCAATCTCTTGCCTGTTCATCCCCACGCAAACACCACAGCACTTCTCAATGAGTTTAACCATTAGCGTTTTGGCGAACCTGCCAAGTTCCAGTTGGCTGTTAGTACCAGCGCTGATTATGATCCGCGGGTCGCCTTTACCGGGTTCCGCCTTAGTGTGCGCCGTAGCGCCCTTGAGACGGTCCACCGGAATGGTAGCGTTGTCCGCTTCGCATAACAGCTTGAGGCGCTTGACAGCCGTAGGTGCATGTTCAATGACATAGTCATCAGCCATGAGCTCCCATTTGCCGCTCTCAGCGGCCGGGCACAAATGGTCCAATAACTTTGCCAAAATCTGTTTCACCTTCGGCTCCAGCTTCTCATTTGGATTCGCAATGTCGTTTAACCGACCCGCGACTGCTGCTTGCTCGTTCTTAACACATTTTGCTGGTGCTGCACCCATCGGTCCAACCGGTGGGGCAGCTACTGCTTCGTGGGTGACCTTGACCTTATCGTAAGTCGTCCCTTGGCCGATGCAGTAATTGACGGCAGTGTTAGCAAACTTCAAACCTGGGTCAGAACGGACGAAAGCATCCAAAATGCTTATCTCCTCATGACCGAGGCGCATGCCAGCAGAGCGCAAGAAATTGCCGACTTCGTGAGTCAGCATCGGTTTCCGTTCATTGCGTTCTAACAGCCGCTCAAGGCAGCTCGCCTGTACCTCGTAATGCTTGGCGATCAGTGATGTAGTCTGTTTTATGCCAACATACTGAACGCCTTCGCGTTTGTATGCGCACAATAAGAACTGACCTTCCGTCCATACATTGCGAGGACCGGCGAAGCCGTCCTGAGGGAGCCGCGGATTGTCCGCGAGCAACAGCCGTGAGATGAAGTACATGGGCAATCGAAATATCATATCAGGTATGATAAATACGACAGTTGTGCCCGGAGCTGCGGTGTCAATTGTTATGACACGAGCAGTCCAAGCGTATGGTGTGTTTGAAAACAGGCCACCCTGGAACAGAACACGGTCAACGCCGCGATACGAATACATCTCTTCATCGTATGACGCGCCGCCAGCAACATCTGTGTGCACACTGTTG